TCACTCCACGGGGATCAGAACCCATCCCTCTATGCGGTTGAGCCGACCAAGTAGGATAAACAGGTGAATCATGTGGTCATCAAGTAGTCACTCCCCCCTCGTGATGAGAAGGGAACAAGATGAACGGGACGTGTAGCGTGAACTGACTTGCGATGACAAGCAAAGTAAACCAGTAACCAAGATAAACGAGAGGCTCCCTTCAAAAGAAGGATTACCTGTATACACGGGTTCCCTGAACTCATCCTTAGACAAACCTAGCAAGTCGGCTTACCTTCTCCTACTAACACGGGGAAGGCTAGTCAATAAAAGTCTAAATTGGCTTTTCGTGTGGATAGGAGGCTCCCACAAATATTCCACACACCGCCTACCCCCTCCCCCCCCATACAAAAGTAAGCACTCACTAACATCGAAGTAAGTGCACACTAACTTAGCCAGGTTAGTAGACGCCTAACATAGCAGCAAGTAAGGACTCACTAACTTAGTAGAGTTAGTAATTACTAACTTAGTAGTAGGTGAGCACTCACTAACTAAGCATATAGAGTCTATGCAGGATAATGCCTATACTTGCCCACAACCTGAAACATAGTGCACATCGTTATATTTCATAACTATTTGTTTAGTTTTTTCACTATGTGATATATATGGCTAGGGTTTACCCTTGTAAGGGTTATTCCTGGGTCTTATAAATCAAGGACTTACGACGCTTGGCACGATTCTTCCCTGCTATATATATGAGAGGGTAGAAAAAACCTCTCTAATCTTTCACTATCAATAGGAGTTAATCATGAAAGTAGTAGTAACCAATAAATCAGGCGATACAGGCGTTTTCCCCTTCTTTATGTGTGACGGGTTTGCTCGGTTCGAGGACGATGCTTATGAGGCCTTAGATAGGTTTGTAGACGGCACTTCTTGTAGCACCGCAGAAATCATCCTGTGTTGGATGAACGAGGGCGGTGATATGAATGCCGTTGACGAGGAATTCTCTTACGTTGTGCTGTTAGATGGAAAACCCTGCACTTCTGAGCAGTTTTATGATTTGCCAATGTTTTCATAAGACCAAGACAAGGATCGGCGTCGCCATTGCTAAAAAGTATTCAATTTTTTAATAGGAGTTAACACACAATGAACGCACAAGAATTAGTCCACAAAATCCAAAAGGATACAGTTAAAGCCTACCCGTACTTGAGCGAACGGGCGATTTTGTCTATACAAAAAGAACGCATACTTGATTGGTTATTTATGCAGGATGAATCAATCATTCAAAGCGCATTAAAGACGGCGCAAGAGGCAAACGCTATCCTGTTTCGTGAATATCATGAGGGGTTTATAGCATGAAACAAACCCTCTTAGACTTATTTGCGGCTTGCGTGTTGGGGTTGCTTTTTGCCACCCTTGCCTTGGCCTACTTTGACGTTTTGGTCGCATAAAGCAAAGCCTGAAGGGGATTCTTGTCCTCTTTGGCCTGTGCTTTTACAGGGGTTAATAGGAGTTAATGATGCAAAAAAACTTAGATAGTTTGATTTGGCACGCCAAAAATGATAGGGGACAATTTGCCCTTACTGAGAAACAAAAAGCCGATATTTTGGAGAGGGTTGGCAAGGGTTGCCGCCAAGAAACCAAGGATAGATTAACTAGAAGATTAAATTTGCCGTTGTCTCTTTGGAAGCGATATGGCATTTTTTCTCGGCTAACTTTGGACGAAAACGGGGCAGATTATATTGTTGGACAGGATTGGATAACCGAGCGCAAAGTCCTTCGTAAATGTATTTTGGACTAAGGGCGCACATGATCTATGCAACCCTTGCCTTAATCCTTCAAATCATTCTCAAACGCAAATAAAAGGAGTTAATAAAATGAGTTACGTCAAAAAGTCTTATTGTTTTACAGACACGCCAAACGATCTAAAAATGCGTGTTTATCACGGGCATATCAGCAAAGCCACAGCAAAAAAACACGGGTTTCGTAGTGTTACCTTGAAAATTATTGACACAAGTGGCAAAGGTAGGGGTGTAGAACGTTATTTTGTCGCACCCTTTGAAAATATGTCTAAATTCAATTAATTAATTGATAAACACAATTAAGACCGCCTTTGGGCGGTTTTTCTTTGCCCTTTTTCGCCATGCCTTTGCTTTATTTGGCTACTCTGATATGCCCAAGGTAAAAATAATGCCTAAAAAGCCCGTTTTAATGCGTTTTTGGGCTATTCATGCGGATATTTGTCGGTGCTGGAAACAGTAACCAATCCAATGACGGACAAATCCATATCTGCATTGAGGCCTAAATTGTAGAAATGTGCCGCCCAACTGAGTGCAACCCTTGCCCCTTCTGTCATGTTTCCCTGTCCTATTGTCTTCAAAATCTTGCGTTCTTGCTCCGAGAACTTGAAGATCATTGCCTGTTCACTTGACGGGGTGGTCATCTCTTTTGCCCTTTAATTGGCTTCTCCAGTATTCGGCAATAAGTAAAGCCTCTGCCAAATTATTGTCCTTTTTCCTCTTTAGGGGTGCTTCAGGCCAAAACATACGGGCGATGTCCAAGGAGTCATCCTTATCGTGGATGTGATAGAAACCTTTCCAGACCTGTGGGCGGATCATGTGGCATGGGTAGTTCGTTAATTCACATATTGCCGTGATTGCTCCTACGGCTCGTGCAAATGTCCACATTGCGGAGGCGTTTTGTCCTGGTCGGCTATATAGCATCTCAATTGCTATCTCGCCACCCTCTTTGGGATCAATGGACTTTAAAAGGCAGTTTTTTAGCACCATTGCACGAATATGCTTGTCTTGGTGCTCGATCATGTAGCAATCCAAATAATTGCCCTCTGAATCCAAAACACCCACCGCACCAGTTGAGGATGCGGGATCAACCCCGATGAATACAGTCATTTAGTCTCCACAAAAGCAAGATATTGCTTCTTCATTTTTATCAATATTGGGGAACATATCGGTTTGGCTAGTGGCAAAGTCATACATTTCTTTGTAGGAAGGGCGATCTTTGCGGAACTTTGCCCCGTCTCCATAGGTTTTATTGCTTGACTGAGCGTGTGCCTCCATTTTCATCCACCAAAGCGCACGTTCTGGCTTTTCAGCGATCAAGGACATGACTTGGTGGGTCGGCTTTAGGAAGCATAAATCACAGTTTCCATGCATTGTTACCCCGTTCATATTGGGCAATCCAAGGTCAAAGGACTGAGATTTCCAGAACTGTCCAACAGTTTCTTTGGTGACTCCTGCTGTGACCAAGGGAGTGCGGCTTCTGTCCATCTTGGCGGCTCTTCGCATCTCGTCTGCCCTTATGCCAACCCAATCGGAGTTTTCGTCATGCTCCCAACCGATAGACTTCAAATAGGTGTTGATTACCCTGATTTTGAGTTTGGCGGTGCAGATTCGGGCTACTGGATTGGGCAGATATGGCGATCCATTTTGGTCAATTAACTCAAAGAAAGGCTCTCCATCACGGGAAGCAGTCTCAAAAGTCACCCTTCTCCACCGATTTGCAGGGGTTGGGTCGTATTTGTATTCCAACCAATGAATGTCAACACCCCAGTTTTTTCCACAGTTATGGACAAACTCAAGGGTGGCTTCCTCTTCCTTGCCTGTATTGGCAAAGCAGACAATTGCTTCCTTTGGCAGGCTCATATCGTGAGCCTCTAGGATGCGGTAAAGCATATAGGCAGAGGTTCTTCCACCCGAGAAACTGATACAGGTCGGCTCTTTGATTAAAAACGGATTCATTCTCTATCCCTTATTTTCCATTTTCTTTTTGGTTTAGGCTCTGAAACCACCACCTCTTGTGTTCTGAACCTATGCAGATTAAAACATTCCCTTGTGCGTAACCCATCTTTTGTATGCTTTACATCTGTGTGGGCATTACATAGTGGGCATTTCATACTTCGTCTTTCAGTTTATTCATTCTGAATCGCAAATCAGCCACAAAGACTTTCCCACGCTTCTTTTCGATATCGTCTATCGTGTTCGCCCACCAAGTAGAGGCTTTGTGTTTCCCCAAGGTCTTCATCTTGTCGATGTATCGTATTTTCCATTCCATCGCTAGACACGACAAAATCTCCTCTCGTGTCTCCGCAGACCCATAGTGCTTGATTAACCTCGCTCGGTAAGCAGAGGAATCCTCGTTTTTGTCTATCAAGTAGTTCATGTGCTTGTAGTCTAGTCATTTGTTCAGCATCCTGTTAATGTAATCACGAACCGATGACGGCATGGGCGCAACATTCTTTGAATCTTCCTCAATCTTTGCTAGTGCGGGGTCTTTGAAGTTGACATTGACGTTTACAGTCATATCAGGGATTTCAGCACCATCCCACCGCATTTGGTTGATGTAGACCAAGGGTGAGGGAATAAACGCACCATCGCCCTTTTTCCATTGGTCGGTGGTTTTCATCCATTCAACGTGCTTCAATATTTGGTCAGCCTGTAAGTCCAGTTTCAGTTTGACCCATTTTGCTTGGCAAGTGGCTTTACCACCTTTTCTAGTGCTTTTAGGCCATGCGTTCCAGAACTCTTCAAACATTGTTATCCTTTCGGGCATAGTTTCTCCAAGGGTGGATAGAACCTATTTCTATCCTTCCCGCTCCAGACTTCATTGTGTTCATATTGACTTCTATTGATGTTGAAATAACAAAAAGCCCCAAGTGCGCTTGACGGGTTTGTTCGCTTATATGATTGGCCTTGTTTACCACCGATGAACCAATCACTTTACCAGTCGCCAAACCAACGCTGGTCGCATTTTTCACAATGGGTGTGCTTGTGTGCGGTGTATTCTGACTTGTCAGCCCATGCAGGCCCTGTAACGTAACGTGAGTCAAACGGCTGAAATGAAAAACAAAAAAGCCCCTTACAACTGCCCTAGGTGGAAACCCTTCGATTTAAACCAAGGGCGAGAGCATGTGTAAGAGGCTTCATCAGTTGTTTTCCACGACAACGGATTGGATTATACATAGATTTTTGGATAAACCAAATTGTCTCCAAATTTACTTGGGTATTTTAGGAAATCAAATGCACCCTCTCTAATTCCTGATTGTTTCAAGTCAGCACCATCGTAGAATTTAGTCGTAGTGCCATTAGACATTTTGGTAGGGGTTGCCACATTCTTTTTTTCATGTAAAGCCGCCAAACCAAAACCCGTGATATGCCATACATCTTCGATATTCATTACATATCCGTAATTCTGCAAGTCGTTGAGATAATTCTCAAAGTGAACAGACACATTTCCAACATTGTTGTCTCCATGCGTAAACCCTTTTAGGGGGCTAGGCTTGTGTTCTAGCCTTCTGAGCATTTGTTTGTGGTAAGTTTTTAAATACATAGTCAGTCCTTTTTGATTGTTGACAAGCAATGCTACCCCTAAATTTATTTAATAAACATAGGGTTTATCCTAGTATTCAAACATTTATTTTGATTGACAATTCATGCACCAACAAGTTGTTGGGTTACTAAACAGGAGTTAATGATGACAGTAAAACCAAGTGATTTCAAACATGAGATATGCGTCTACTTAGATGGCATTGGCGAGTGCCTTGTGTGCTTTGACATACTGACACCTGGCGATGAACTCGATCCAGACCACAGCGATGACTATGAGATTGACTTTGCCGTATTTGATGAGCAAGACAAGCACATCACCTACGACATTGACCGCAAGCAATACAACCATTGCGAAAACAAAGCAATGGAAGAGATGCTAGACATCACAACTGCTTGGCGCAAGGACTGGGAGGGTTCTGTATGACGGAACAGGAACTCACAGAATTAGTGAATGACTTGCGTTTACAAGTCAACGCCCTTAAACAACGAGTGGAAGACATTGTTGTTATGACTGGTGCAAACACTAACGGCTATTACGATTTAAAAACAAAACTAAGTGAAATAAGAAAAAATGAAATTTATAACAAGGAAACAACTTCAAATGACTAAGCACGAGATGATTAGTTTCTTACGCATGGCGGCAGTTGATGAGAACACCATTACCGCCATGTCCAACGCCTATGACATGGGTGTAGAGAATGAACGAGATATCGTTTGTTCAGTAATCTTTGGCATGATTGAAGACAATGCTAAAGCCCAAACAATAGTAGATACCATCCGAATACGGGAGTGAATATGACAGATCAAGAAAAGTTAAATGCCGCCTTCCATGACTTAGATTTTGAAGATGATCTAGCAGTCAATGTCATCATGTATCAGACTGAGGCAGAGCATCTCAAATCAGAGATAGCAGAGTTGCATCGCATCCTTGCAGAACATGAGTTGCAGTTGAGAATCAAGAACGAAATGATTGCTGAAATCCACAAAGCATTGGGGACACTATGAGAGTAAAACAAACATTTGAAGAAATCTTAGATAGTCATTCACAGGTTACTTTCTGTATGCACTGTTTTGCTAGAAAGAAATTTGATGAGCCGCAATGTTGTCCAGACAATGCTTTCATTCCATTAGAGAACTTTGAACATGAGTTTCAAATGGAAATAGCAAAGAGGTTATATGATGCTCAATGATTATTCAACATTTTTAATGAACATCGAAAGATCAGTGAAAACCCTAAGTGAAATGTGCCTAAATAAGCAATATACTGGGTTCTATTCAGAGATTAACACCATCATTTCAAACCTGATTGGTCTTAGTCATTGGATAGGTCAAGAGCAAGTTAAGCAAAGTCAATATTTAAACAGGAGTTAATAAATGTCAAAGTCAATTCAAAACCCAAAAAGCACACAAGAGTTACGCTCATTCCTTCTTGAGCAAATGCTTAATGTCGCACAGGGAAATCAAGAAGCCACACAAGCCAAAGCAATTTGTAACTATGCCCAACAGGTATACAACACAGTTAATTTAGAAATGAAGTTTGCTATGTTGAGTGAAAAGATGGAGGGCAAAGAAATCAAGGCCGTTGGATTTGGTGGCTAATGTGGTTGAAGAAAAAATAAAGTTTTCTGAATTAAGAAGACATTTTATGATTCCTGATATGCCAACTTGTGTTCCATCAAGCACATTTAATGAGCAAGAACTAGCGGTAATGAATGATCACCAACGACCATTTCAAAGGCGGCTAGAAATGTTTGAAGATGGGCATGATCCAGTATTCTTGCGAGGTTCTCGCCATGCAAGATATTCTGGTCATTCAGAGAGAAGCATGAAGACTGGTATTTTTCTAACTGATTTATTTGCAAGATATGTTAGAAAAGATAAGAAAACCATTTGGTTTAGAAAAGATTGGCTAGATTACAAACAAGTGGTGGTTGAAAAAATAAGGAATCATGTAAAAAAACATCATCTTTATGTTCACTCACACACTTGGAATTCATTGGAATTTAAGCCATTTGAGAAAGATGAAGACTATGGAAACTTGTCAATAATAGGCGTTGACCAATCAATCGGCTATTGTCCAAGTATTCTATGGAAAGGTATCGTTATTAGGGTAAACATTGATGACGATGAGTCAGTAATAGATTACGATAAACGTATTGAAGCAATAGAAAAACTATTTGCTATCAATGAAAAAATGTCAACTTTAACAATTTAAACAGGAGTTAAGAATGAATGTATATCAAAAACTGAATGAGGCTAGAGCCAAGTTCCACAAGAAAGCCCTCAAGAAGTCTGGTCATAACAAGTTTGCTGGCTACAACTATTTTGAGTTAGGTGACTTCGTAATCCCCGCAATTGAAATCTTCAACGAGGTAGGTCTTACTTCCATCATTCGTTTTGGAAAAGAGATTGCTGAGTTTATTGTTGTCAATACTGAGAAGCCTGACGAGATCATCGTTTTCACAAGCCCTATGTCTTCAGCCGCCCTCAAAGGTTGCCATGAAGTGCAGAACCTTGGTGCTGTGCAAACCTACCTTTCCCGCTATCTTTGGGTGTCGGTGCTACACATTGTTGAACATGATGCGTTAGACGCTACAACAGGCTCTAAAGTGGTTGAGGAAGAAGGCACTCCTGATGAGGGGCAGATGTTGGACTACATTGCGGCTATTGAAGCCACTACAACCCTTGATGAACTAAAGAATATCTACATTGAGGCATTTGCGGCCACCGATGGCAACAAGGCATGGCAGACCAAGATGATTGCCGCCAAAGATGCTAAGAAGAAGGGGTTGAAATGAGTGAAGAAATCGTACAAGGCACAGACGCTTGGAAGATGTTGCGTCTTGGCAAAGTGACCGCTAGTCGAGTAAAAGATATTGTTGCCACTACAAAGACAGGCTATTCAACAAGCAGAGACAAATACATGACTCAGTTGTTGTTGGAACGTCTAACAAACTCAGTAGCAGAATCGTATAGCAACGATGCAATGGCTTGGGGGGTAGAGCAAGAAACCTTTGCTAGAGCCGCCTATGAGTCCAAGATGGGCGTATTGGTTGATGAGATAGCGTTTGTCAACCATCCCACGATTGAGCAGTCAGGCGCATCCCCAGATGGCATTGTTGGAGAGGGCTTGGTTGAACTGAAATGCCCAATGTCGCATACACATTTGGAAAGCATTTTGGGTGGCTTAGACGATCAATATAAGGTGCAAGTAAATTGGCAGATGGCTTGCACAGGGGCTAAATGGACAGACCTATGTTCATTTGACCCAAGATTTCCCGCAGAATTGCAATTAGTCATTAAGCGTTTTGAGCGTGATGATGCCTTTATTGCAACGCTGGAAAAAGAGGTTATCAAGTTCTTGGCTGAACTCGATGACAAGTTAAATAAAGTTAAATCAAGAGGTTAATATGGAAAAAAGAGACAACTCAGGCGTGTTGTTTAAAAACGACAAGAAGGAACAGGAGAAACATCCTGACTACAAAGGTAGCATCATGGTAGACGGAAACGAATACTGGTTGTCTGCTTGGATAAAAGAAGGCAAGTCTGGCAAGTTTATGGGCTTGGCAGTATCTCCAAAAGATGGTCAGCCACCAGTAGGCAAGCCTATGCCTAAGAATTTAGAGGATGACTCTATCCCATTTTGATCTGCCTTCAGATGAAGTTTAATCTAGCGTGATTGATGTGACTGATTAAATTGTTTACCTATGGCAGATCATTGAAAGTTTTAGGTAAACACCTAAAGTATGACGGAGGGCATATAGGAATCAATCAACCCTCCACTAACATTCAATTTAACAGGAGTTCACATGAGTTTTAATAGGGATTCACAAATGAGTTTATTAGACAAAACATGGTTTGGCGGTGGAGTAGAAAAATTCTTTAGTTCACAGTCATTTGTAAGATCAAGGATCATTGATCCATTAACAAGCCACATGGCGGCTGAAAGCGTTACTGATGTAGCACCAGCCCACATGGATGTCATTTACGCTTGTTTAAAGCGGTTTGGGCCACTAGGTAAGGATGGAATAGCAAAGCAAACTGGTCTGAGAAATGACCAAGTATGGCGTAGGTTGCCAGAGATGCAGAAACTAGGAATGATTGGGCTAACTGGTAAGACAGTTGCATCTAATTCTGGAAGACAAGAGCGTGAGTGGATAATCCTATGAGCCTGTGGCGTAAAAGGAATGTTCACCATAATGAACAAAAACCTGATAATTTGGTCAATATATTGACCAATTTAAGTATCAAATCTGAACAAAAACAAGACAATTTGTCCGTTATAAGTATCAAGTTGAAGGATTTAAGTATGCAGTCAAGCATGATATGGGTTGACCCACCAGAAGGCTGGAAGTATGGCTTCCCTGCTATCTATGACCCTGAGAAAGATGGTCAGATGAGTGAGTGGATTGTCAGAAAAGGCTATCCACTTCTGACAATTAAGGAATATGGTGATGCTTGGGCGGTTAGGTGTTGGCCTGTGGAAGTGAAACCTTCCGATGAGTAAAAATATCCCGTTAGGGTCATAAATGCACAAAAAAACATTTAAGTGATAAAAAATGTTCTGATTGGGACATTAAGGAGAAAAAATGTTAGAAACTATTGCTTGGGCGGTAATGCTAATGCTATTTGGGGCGGCAATCGTAGTGATTGTCGGTGTTGCAATCTTTATGTTATCGGAGGAAAAATGAAAATAACTATTGAATTTGATGATGTCATAGAAGCAAAACAGGCCATCCACGCACATGATGTGTGGACAGCCCTGTTAGACATCAATGAGGCAATTCGCTCACATACTAAACACGATGTTTCTGAAACACAAACAATAGCCAGTATTCAGGAAATATTGTCAGATGTAAGCCAGTTGCTTTATTCTTGATCTTCGTCTTCTTCTTCGTCTTCTTCTTCTAACTCAAGCCACTCGTCTTCGTCTTCGTCATAGTACCAAGTCACGCCATCAGAGTCGGTGAATGACATCAGTTCGCTGTCTTCTTCATCGTCTTCAACCCAGCAAGACTCTTCTTGTTCAGCAATAAATGCTTGCAATATAGCAACTTTATTGAAGTCTGCTGTCTTAATGGTGATGCTTTCTTCCCAACCCAACTCAATTTCTACTGTATACATAAAAATCCTTTTAAGAAACATTGATGATCTGACCTCTAAACTCAACCTGACCTTCATCCCACTTATGGACTAACTCAGGCCATAACAGTTTCCCATCCTTAAATGTCAGAATTGCGAAACCTGAACGATGATTTAAAGGATTGTCCTCGCCATAACTGAATTGTGGGCCATAAGGTTCTGCCAGTGTACCCGTATCCACACCAAATCGGTTGCCATTATAGTCAGCATAAGGTGTTACTTTTAGGCTATGTAAGTGTCCAGTAATGATACTTTTACCTGCTGTTGCGGTGTTATTGTGGGTAGCATGGATTCCACCCTTGTATCGGTGCTTGATAACCACATCATCTGTTGCCCAACAGGTCATACAGAACTCCCAAGTTGGGAAATGGTCTTCCAACTTAAACCCATAGGTTTGTGCAAATTCAGGCGCATTAGCCGCTAAACGGGCATTAAAGCGAGCATCGTGATTGCCCCATGTATACACTAATCGGACATTATGACGGGCTTCCTTGGCGGTTTCCTCGACCTCTGCAAGACGTTCTTGACAGGCTTTTAACTCTTCTATAAGGCTTGGTTCTTTGCCAACAATACCAGATGGGGAGAATCGACTGATAGATGCACCATCTAGGGCATCTCCATTGCACACCACAAATGATGGCTTAAACTCTTTAATCGCCCACAAAAGACCTTTATGAGCCGTTGTAACAATGCCAGGCCAATAATGTGCGTCTGAAAATACTATTCCTGTGCCGTTTAAGACTCCTAATTGCTTGCGCTCGTAAGCAACTTGTGATCTCTCTGGTCTTCCATTAGGATTCTTGGCTTCCAATAAAAGACCATATTTTGTCTCTAAAGCGGCTCTACGCCTTTGAATGGTTCGTATATTACCTCCTGTGACTTTATGTATAGCAGTCGCAGAACCATGTAATTTCCATAATTCAATAAACTCAGCATCAGTCAGGACAGGGTGTTGAGCCATGATTACTCCAGTTTTAATCGCCAGTAACTTGTGTGTTTTGTCATCCAAGGATTAGTTGGATTGAACATCTTGAACCCACATGAGATAAGAGAATTTGCTGAAGCAGGGTTGTCGTAGGTGCTAGTGATTAACCAATTTAATCCAAGAGCCTTCGCTTGTCTGATTCTGACCCGAATAAACTTTTTCTGTAACGCTTGTCCACGACAATTAGGCACAACGCCACAGCGTACAAGATAACCGCAATCACTCCAGCGAGAAGAATAAACAAGACCTGCGAAACCACAATCCACGCCATCCTTAGTAGCAATCCACCAATATCCATGATCTGTTTCATAAGGCTTATCGTAAGGTAGGCACTTCTTCTGAAGTACCGACAATCTCGTCTGTACGGCAGATTGCCGTATATTCACACGCTGTATTTTCATGTTGCGTATTAGGCGTTATCAATATGAACAATTTATGAATAAGCCCGTGTACCTTGCTTATCAATGATCAATGCTTGCTTGCGTGGTGTGCCTGAAGGACTGTTTGGCACAGAGATATGCGTCCACGAATCAAACTCTCGAATGATCTGGTCATAGGCTATTGGTGAACCAATGATGGCTTTGACTACTTGATCTGGAGTAAGCCCAGGCACTCTTATGTCAGCCGCACAACCAACTCTGTGCTGTGATGTGTCTTTTGAACCCACAGCGTCATTCACGGCTTTTGACCTAAATGCAGAGTTAATCATTATCGGCTTGCCGTCTAGCAAGGTCTTAACCTCTTCAAGCATCTCAGCCAAACGCTTGAGGTTGTTTATCTCAGAACTGTTAGGGGTGTTATCTAACTCTCTGTGGTCAGTATGCGTCAGTTCTTCAAGGGTAAAGTGCGGTGTAAGCAACATGATTATTTCTTTCTCATCTCTGCGAGTTTCTCAACAGTTCTGCCGCCAAAGTAAGCACCCATGATTAACATTCCCCATTGCCCTAACAAGGTGACATACGCCTCATTAGCGTTCAAACCAAAGGCAGACATCATGGCAAACAAGAAGTAACCTATAAAGATGGCTACAAGGCTCATAGGGCGAATGTTCTTGGACAACCAAGAGTCACTACTCATGTCTGCGTTCCAACGGGTAGAGACATTGTTATCTTCGTTCTTCATAGCATCTGCCGCTAACTTAGCAAACTCTAATTCCATTTCAGCAATCTTTTGAGCCGCCTGTGGATCTCCCGATATAGCCTTAGCAACAGCATCAATGGAATCAGAAACGCCAAATTTACTAGCCAAAGCGGTAATAGCCATGCCACCCAAAGGGCCAGCCACAGCAGTTGCCAACGTGGGTGCGACACCCTTGAGTAAATTGAGTAGGTCATTCATTTATTTCTCCAACAGATTTCTGCTTGCTTTTTATAGTAATCAGCCCGTTTGTCATGCTCACGCACAAACCAAGATGCACCAATTACCACCACTACAAGGAATATGGTGACAACAACCAAAACAGCGATCTCCCATATTAGTATCCCCATCTCCATTCCTTGTCATACTCGACTAACCAAGTTAAAAACCAAGTAAACGTACACACATAAACTATTGCAATTAGTGTTGCTATGTATATATGTACTTTCTCTTTTATCCTTCTACGCTTTTCTTGTTTCTTAAGAAATTCTTGTCTCTCAGCCGCTTGTTGTAGTTTTGTTATTGCTTTGGCCTCTTCAATCAGTTTGTCTCGCTCTGCTTGAATCTCCACCCATAAGTCAGGCATACCCAACTCGTATCTAACCATGTGTTCTAAGTCTTTGTAATACTGCCTGATCTGTCTAACGTGCATTACGTTATCAATCGCTTGCATGGTTACATTCTTAACCTTGCCTTGCTTTGCTAACTCCTTAGTCTCTTCTTGTTTCTTTTGGTAGTCGTCTTCTAGTTGGCTTTGACCATGAAAGAATTTCGAGAGTAACCCACCGACCTCACTAGCAATACCTGCAACCTCACCGCCAGTCTTCTTGATGTCTTGATATGCCTGAACTGCCGTTTTGATTCCTTCATAGGCAAGTTTGCATCCAGCAAAGATGGTGATTGGATCAATGGTTTACTCCTCTGACATTAAGGATTTTGCAGTCTCACGCATAGCGGCAGTCCCTGTCAAACCACCCTTGGAACTCCACTTGGTTGGATTAGCCAATAAGCCAATAATTTTATTTCTTTCAGTACTAGGCAATTGGTTGAGTAGATTTGTTGCGCCTTGAGGAGTTTTCATCGCTTGAGTTAACAAATCCATAGTTTCTTTGCCAACTGATTTTTCAAACTCAGACAATGCTTTATTTCCAGCAGATGCCCAAAAACTTAGGAAAGATGGAAATCGAAATACAGAGGTTTGTTGCTTAATTAGTTCAGACAAGGCTTTTTTGCCCTCAGATGCTTGTTCGGCAACAGATAACTGAGTTAGTCGTTTTTGTGCTTGTTCATTCAAAATACCCAATGTTTCATCCGCTAATTCAGTACCAATGTTGTAACGACCTGTCCCAAGTATTTTTTCTACAACTTCAGGAGACTCGTTGGTGACCAATTTAACAAATTCATCAGGATTAGTTTTCCAAAGGCGCAATGCTTCTGCCGATAACTTGCGCTCGGCAATCTTTTGCATACCCTTTGAATAATCTTCAAGATATTTCCTATAACCAGTTCCACCAGCATCCTCAATAGCGTTTACCAAAGTGGGTTTGATGTCTGTCAAAACCTTAGATGCTAAGTTTCTTTGAGCCGTAGCGTCCATGCCAGGGCGCAAGCGCTGAATAGCGGCATTTACGGAGTTTTTGCGAATAGCATCCAATGCACGAGCATCAATAACGCCACCATTACTTGTCCATTTTGCAATGTCATCAGCCACATTTCGTACCGCACCAATTAATACATCGTCACCAGCAAACGATGGATTATCGGCAATTTGCAATATATTTCGTGCTAGTTGATTTCCTTCTAATGGCTTAATTCCAACGCTTCTGAGAGCGTCTGCCGCGCCCTGTGCAAATCTTGCTCCTTGCCCTAAATCTATTGAACCTTGAGCCGCACGATCTGACCATTCATTAAATGCTTTTTCAGCCAATTCGTTTTTATAAGTATATTTACTCGCACCTACTGGTAAACCACGTTTAATCATGTCAAGACGAGCAGATGCTTGCGCCAACTCCCCTGCTTTGATTAAATCACGCACTTTTTGCACTTCAGATGCCGCTTCTTCTGTCAATTTTCCAGCCGTAGTTTCATAATCTGCCACTTGTTTTCCAAGGTTTGCACGACTTAGTGCCGCCTCTCTCATGGGAGTGGTAGTGGTAGTCAAAGCAGTTTTAGCATTTTCTAGGATTTGTCTTGTTTCTGTGGCATTTTCACCGCCTGCCAACTTAGCCAAAGCCTTCAATGACTCATCTTCATTAAATAACCTAACTTTGCGGACAAATTGAGAATCTCTTTGAAGGGCATCAGAAATCAATGCTTGCCAAGTTGGGTTTTGGATAGATGCTGTAATTTCTGCAACGCTTTGACCTGGCTTTGCGTTCTTCAAAATATCTAAAACAGCAGGCAAGTCTCCACCAAGAGATTGACGAGCAATTTCCCCTGCTTTTATTTGTGCCGAACTAATGCTTGGAGAAACTATATCCGCTATTTTTCCAACGCCTTTTGCAATGATAGGAGCAACAACACGCCCACCTGCCTCATAGGTAGCACCTTCTAAGATGTTACGCAAAGGCTCTGTAATCATTTCTGTGGTTGTTCTTGGCTTTTGTCCACCAAACAGGGTATCAGTCGCTTGTAATGCTTCTTTAGCAATTCCATAACCGAGACCAGCACCTCCGAGCATCCCCATTGGCCCCATAGGTGCGCCAATAACCCCACCAGCAACAGAACCTAACGCCTCAACAGTTGGAGCAATAGCAGGGCGTATCGCTTGATATACTTGTTTAGCAGAGGGTGCTTCTCTAGGGGCAATTAAAGGTATTCCTTCAGGCGAATACATCCCTCCAATATCTTCAGGCTCCTGTCTTTGTGGCGTAGGTTGTGGCGTAGTCTTGGTTTGACGCATAGAGTTAGCAATTTGCGCCAAAGCCCTAGCATCCTCAACATTACCTTGAGCATCTGCATTTCGTAATGCTTGGATTACTTCGTCATAAGTTGCCATAATAATCTCACTTATTCAGGTATTTGTTTACCAACGCATCGGCAGATGTATCTGTTTTAACCTCTGGTCTACGTTCTGGTGGTAATTTACCCATTGCAGATTCTTGCCAATTTTTGTAACTTGTTTCAATCTGCTTGAGATTTTCTCTTAATGCTTTAGGGCTAAGTCCTTGATCAAGAGATGCAACAGCACTTTCCAATGCCGCCAACTCTCGATTAGAGACTTGTCCTAATGCGCCACCAGTGGGACTTGCGGATCGCATTTGTTGTAACTGATCAAATCCAAGACGCGCCTTTATTGTTCCCAAAACTGTTGATAGTTCTTTTGCAGAAGTTCCAGGCAATACTGACAAATAACTTCCAATTCCAGTAGTCCCTGCGCCAATAAGACCTTCTGCTTCTTTAACTTTGCCTAATACAACTTCTGTGTTTTTGATAACACCTTCAGCCGACCCAAGTTGTTTATCAACAGCATCTTGTTTCTTTTGACGCAAAGCATCAATCTTTTCTTGAATTAATTGTTGTTGCAAAGATGTAGTTCCAGCCTTTAACTGTGCGCTCAGATTTGCCATTTCACGCTTGAAATCTTGATCTTTATCAATTTGCTCACGTCTAAACTGCAATTGTTCATCTGCAATACGTTTACGCTCATCCAATTGAGCCTGAATATTATTTTTTCTTTCTATTGCCATCAAAACAGTTTTTGGATCACCATAACGTCTTAAAACACCCTGAATTTGATCTTCAGACGCATTTTCAGGCAATTGTGATAACGCACTTTGAAGTTGCTGTTCACGTTGACCAGTAATTTCAGCAGATGTTAATTGTTGTTGAGCAAGGCGTGTGCGTGTTGCTTGATTAACGAGATTCGCTGTTTGAATAGCACCTTGTACATCTCCTGCTTGCTGTAAAGCATTAGCATATTGAGACAAACCTTCTGGACTATTAATGTCAAATTGTTTAGCCAAAGCGTTTCTTAGGCTTATCAGTTTTAATTGTGGGTCTTCAGCGCCTAAAACACCAGAAATACCACGACCTATTTGGGTAGCACCAGCGTAAACATTAGCACGACCAAAAGCATCAGGAGCCAACTGCCCCATTTGCATCCCTTGAGCCAATATGTTTTCACCAACATTTTGTTGGTACATCTCAGGAGTAATACCAAATAATCCACCTACTATATCTGTTGCCATGATTACTCCTTAAAAGTTTGCGTAGCCTAGTGGTACATAACCGCTACCATAAACATCCAATGTTGGATTTTGCATACCAGCACTTGTTATTCCACCACCTGCGCCACCAGTATTTACCAATGGTGATGTTAGATAAGTACCCAAAGCATTGCCCAACAAGGAATTAGGATTGCCTAAACCACTCAAACCATACGCCAATGGACTAGCAGTAGCACTTGCTGAAGTGCCTAATGCGCCACCATAGACAGAACCCCTTAGTCCTATTTCCCCTGCCCTTGCACCAGCCACAGATGATTGACCTGCAAGACCTTGACTTAAAGCAAATGGTTGTTGTGCCATGTTCTCTAGTTGACCTGCCTGACCAAACAAACTTGTACCAAACCCAACCTGTTGCTGACCCGCTTGTTGTGCCTGTGCCGCCAACTGTGCGTCTTGTTGTGCCAAGGCGTTGTAATAGGCTTCCATCTCAGGATTAGCACCCATCAAACCTTGTGCGCCACTAGGACGCAAACCAGTAGAGCCTACTGATAATCCCATGCGACCTGTCTGGAAAGCCTGATTCCTGATGGCGGATAGTTGTCTTTGCCGACTAGGATCGAGTAATTCATACTGCTTGGATAGGTATTGTTGGGCAACCTCTTCAGGTGTTTGTGCCAAGTAACTCGCACCCAATCCCATGAGTCTGTTTTGGGCAGAAGTGATCTCAGGAGCGGCGGTATACCCTGCGCTTACTACTTGACCTGTGGTTGGGTCAACTTGGAACTGGGATGCACCAAAACGAGTTGTAACACCTACTGGTCTGAACTGTGCGCCCGCAACACCACGCCCTGCCGCTTGCTCAATGTTTCTTTGGGCTTGGAGTGCCGCTTCTTTAGACTGTTGCATTTGCAATAAGCCACCAGCAGTCTGCAATCCACCCTGAATAGCACCTTTTTGTTGCAAGAAGTTCAAAGCACCTCTAGCCGCAGTACCACCAGCCGCCAATGCTTGTTTAATTATTGCTTGTGTAGCGGAATCCAAAGTGCTATTGCCACCAAAGGTTTGCATAGTGGCATCTATTTGCGCTTGCGTCATTGGTGTTGAGCCAAACCCACTTGTCGGGTCTTCTGTGCCTAAACCACCATAGCCGTAAAAACTGTTTTGTAGGGCGTTAGGATCGCCATAAAGTCCACTAACAGACTCTCCAGTATTAAAATAATCAGTTATATCTGCCATGTTTGTCGCTCCCGTTGTCGGTGTAGTCGGAGTTGTTCCCGATGTTGTTTGACTTAATAAAGTAGATGGTGTTACTTGACTTATTGCGCCACTTGTTAAACCACCCGTTAATGCTTGTTCTGGCGTTGCACCACTCAACAGTCCTGCCGTAGTGCTACCAGCAACCTTGCCTGCCAATGCAGAACCAGTTTCACCAGCCACTTGTCCGCCAACTTCGCCACCAATCTGTGAAATGGCGTAATTCTTGGCAACATCTTCTAGACTGCCACCCTTGTCCAGCACATTAGCCGCTTGAACATAAGGGGCGGCGGCAGGAACGGCAATAGAGACAACAGTTGACCAACCGCCTGGCACGGCACTATTTACTGTGTCATCGACTGATGCCAATACATCTGATACGCTACTTCCTACATCACTTACAGCATTTGAAACGCTTTCTACAACGCTAGAAACACCACCTTGGGGCTGAATCCTTCTGTCTCCAACATGGCGAAACGCACGAATTGGGAGGTCTGGTATGCCTAATAAAGCAAGACTGTTTTTCATATATTTGCCTTCCAGTTGTACTGTGGCAAGTCAGATGCTTGTACATTCAAGCCAACTCGCTTCATCAACTCCACAATCCCTTGGTTGTCTGCTTTCCCATAAACAGTCTTAATCCCCAATGCTTTGCCTCGTTTGACAAAGCCAAGAACAGCCCTTGCCAATGTCTTAGGGCTATCTTCAGTAAACAAATGAATCTCTGCTGATGTTGGATTAACTTTACGCACCAAAAGAACAGAGTCATTCTCTTGCATCAAAACAGCAGACTTAGCCTTAACCAACGCACTAATAGTACGCAACGCTTTATCTGGGTCAATTTTGCGCTTGACCGCATCTGCTTTGATGATTTCTGATGCTTTCATTACATTGATCCATTCGCAACAATATTGCCAATCACAGTCAAATTACCAGAAGCATCTATCTTTGCCACAGGCGTTGATATGTTATAGATATACAAGACATTGGATGCCTCAACAAACGAGAAGTTTGTAAATGTTCCGTCAGCCTTTGTAGCAATGGCAGTCTGTATATTGGTGAACTCAGTATCAATCTCAGTTCCCTTGACAACCTTGGAGGCATTGCCAGACGCAAGCGCATCTTTAGCCGCAAAATTGGTGGTTTTCGTGTAGTTTCCCATATATATATTCCTTAACCAAGTTTTCCGTTTTTAGCCTGAATCTCAATCTTTTGAATACTCACAGCAGAACCATTGATCTCAATTTCATACGCTGTTTGCACAACCTTGCCATAGCCTGATGCTTGACCTACCAAAGTGCCAATTTGGATGCCTGACGAATAGTAAGCCACAGGACTACCATTTGCACCATATTCAGCAATCCCATACTCCGCTACCGAAGATATTGGAATAGTTGCTTGTGTAGCGTAATATTGACCAGAAAAGTCATAAGACCACTTGATTGTAAATATTTGGTTTGTTCCACCAATCACCACCACAGAAATCTTCTTTAAGATTGATGTAATGTTCTGATCGCCTAAGTCAGCATAGTTGGTGTAATACTGCAAACGATAGGTAGAGGCATGGTCAAGATAAGTTCCATACTTACCTATATACCCACTTTTACCAATCAACAAGTCACCATTCCTACGAGAATACAAAGCAGTTGGCTCAATGCTGTCCCATGTTGTTACCCTAGATGCGCCATCTTGCAATGTAGCCTTGGTATCAAAAACATAGACTTGCTTGCCAACTGGTAATGTCAA